GTCTTGTCAGACTCTCGTCAGCCTTTCTCAGGCCGGCGCAATCATATTAGGGAGCAACACCAGTGGATAGAAACGTGCTCATTGTTACCGCTTGCCTCGAGACGCTGCTGATGGCGGTGAAGTTCATTCTTCACCGCTTCAAAAGTGGAGCGAGAGTTAAGTGGGATGGGCGCGTTTCGACACGCTGGGAGGTGTTCCCTTATAAGCCAAAGCAGCTCGGTTTGGATCTCTCCGTGAAGGAAGGTCCGAGCAAGAAGCGGAAGCTCTTCCGTCTGAAAGGACGAAAGTGATATGACAACTGGAACCAAGTCTTCCCCGGGAATGTACCCATCGGCCAGCTCAGGTTTTTACAAAACCTGGTCTGGCGCAGACGGTAAGTACCTCGGAGATGGTAGGACTCGCTGGAATGATTACCAGATGACCTACTATTGGGAAGGCCCTCAAACTGGGCAAACTGCTAATAAGGTCAGTACGACCTCGTCAGCAGACCTAGGGTGGTCTCTTCGCGACGATATGTTGCTAGAGAACAAGTTAGTCGACGCCGTCCGTGGCCACCAGTTTAACCTGGCGGTCAATGTTGCACAAGGAAAACAACTTGTCAACATGGTGTCGAATAACATCCAGAAGTTCGGGCGTGCCCTCCTGTACTTGAAGCGAGGCAACTTTGCCTCCGCAGCGAGAACATTGGGTGTTCGTCGCCGGGATACCAAGTTGAAAGACAAGGATATTTCCGGCCGATGGCTTGAGCTACAATACGGTTGGCTCCCCGCCCTTGGCGATTCCTACGAGGCCGCTAAGGCTTTCGAGGCGTTGCAGGAGGGAAGGAAGTCGACCGTTCGTGTGACTCATGGTGTGACAAAGCCTATAGAAGGCTCAGCCGCACCCTCTGAGTACCAGTGTCCTGGGATATCAGAAGTCTTCGGGACAATCGAGTACGAGATGTTGGAGGAGATTTCCTTCGCCCGCAGTCTCGGCTTAACCGATCCTTTCTCTGTTGCATGGGAGATTATCCCATTCAGCTTCGTCATCGACTGGTTTTACCCAATCGGGACGTTCCTTGACAACTTGGCAGTTTTGCCGAGTCTAAAGGGGAGATTCCGGAAGACCATATACAGGAAACAGGCGTGTTCATACGCGTCTGGAAAGCCTGCATATGCCGGAACAAAAAGGAGCGGTTTGCACGTTTACGTTAAGAGGACCTGTACGACGGGGTTATTCCCCACTCGCCCGGAGTTCCGTCTTGACGGTGCACTGAAGGGAAAGCGCATCTTCAATGCGATCGCCCTCGCTCACACGCTCTTACGCAAGGGTTAATCCCCCTGCTCCTCATGAATCAATACTTCAATCCATAAGGAGGCCAATATGGCCGCAATGACGAACATTCTCGTCAAAGATGACGCAACCACTCCAGTCGAGTGGACCCTTCAACCCATTACCGATACGCCGAATCCGCAGTGGCGGGCGAGTGCATCTGGCATCCCTCTCGGGGGCCAGCCGCGCTTTTCCGTCTCCACGGAGGAGGTCAAGTCGGGTGCGTGGAAGGTGACTGCGAAGTTGGAAGTCCCCGTAATGGAGACTCTCGGAGCTTCGGGTACTTCGGCCGGGTACGTGGCGCCGCCTGCTGTCGCCTACACGAATACTGCGATTTACACGCAGTTCGTGGACAAGCGCAGCACTATCGCGGATCGCGCGAACCTGCTGAAGATGATGGTGGGAGCGCTCCAGGGAGCGAGCTCGACGACGAACACTGGCACTCTTGCCAACAACGCCGCCGGGGATGCGTGGAAGAACTCCACGTTACCGATCCCGCTGATGTTCTCATCCGTGATTGTCCCTAACTAGGGGACGAACCCGCCAAGAAGGGCGTACCGCCCTAAATATTAACGCCATAAGGAGGCGAAATGTCTTGGAATAGCTCTAGGCCGACTGAACAGCATATGCGGTTCATGAGGCAAATGTCTCAGGTCCTTGCGGACCTCGGAGATGGACCCCTGAGTCAAGGCTTGAATGCCAAGATTCAGAGTGGGGATCTCCGGGGCGTAGTCGAACACACGTTTGATTACGAACGCGGTTATAGCTACTCTGATTATTGTTATGCCCGACAGATAGCAGCCCTTGTAGAAAAACAGGGGTTTCTAGACCTAGGGTACGATAAGAAGCGGAGCGCTGTGATGGCGTTTATAGCCGCTGAGGAGAAGTGCCGAGAAACGAACGCCCGGCTGAACCTTCCCTGTCCCGAAAGGGACGTGAGCGCAGTATTGCACTACGCTCTGCGAAAAATCAGTGAAGTATTAGGCCCGGTGCCAGCTATCGGTGAACTGGACTTCTTCTTTGGACCCGGAGCGACGACTAACGTCAAAGGGGTGATAGCTAACGCTCGTCGTAAGCTATCCGCCAGAATGGCGTGTAGCGAAGAGCTCTTGCCCACTGTGAGTGAGCTTTTAGCAGAGCTTCCTCTTTGGACGAACGCTGTAGGCAGGCCACTAGACCCGGAGGGGTCCGTGTACTCTGTACCAGTTGACGTCTCAGTTGGTAAACTTCACTTCGTGCCAAAAAACTCCAAGACTTATAGGCCTATATGCATAGAACCGGTGCTAAATTCCCTTCTTCAGAAGGGGTACGGCGCCGTTATCAAGCGTAGGCTGAGGAAGTTCGGGGTTGATCTATTTGACCAAAGCCGGAACCAGGAGCTGGCCCGGGTTGGGAGCGCGGAGGGAAACCTCTGCACAATCGACCTGAAATCCGCTAGTGATACGGTTTCTTTTGGCTTAGTGTTCAATCTGCTGCCCATGGAATGGGCTGTCCGGTTGGCTGAATGCCGCACGGGAACAGTTGAATGCGAGGGGGTTCTTCTTGATCTTGAGAAGTTCTCCTCTATGGGGAACGGCTACACTTTCGAGCTGGAGAGTTTAATATTCTTCGGCCTAATGAGTGGGGTCGTATCTTACCTTCGTCAGATAGGAGAAATAGGCTCAGAGGAGCGAGCACCGATTGGTGTTTATGGGGATGATCTGATTATTCCCACTTGTGGCTACGATCTAGCCATTCGCGTTCTCACCTATTGCGGGTTTGAAGCAAACCCGCAGAAGTCATACTGCACGGGACCCTTTCGGGAATCGTGCGGGGCAGACTTCTTCTTTGGTCAGGACCTAAGACCGTTCTACCTCCGCGAGGAGCTGAGCGATCAGGTACTGTATTCCTTCCACAATTGGGCTGTGCGACGCGGGGAGCGAGCTATTGCTGCTCTTTGCTTAGCATGGACCAATCGCAGACTCCGCTTATGGGGGCCTGACAGATACGGTGACGGCCACTTGGTCGGCTCGTATACTTTAAGGGTACCTCGTAGGGTAAGGAGGTGTGAGTGGGATGGCGGTTACTTTCACAGTTATGCACTGAAGCCGCGTAGAGATTTGCAACCTCTTGACGGCGACATCCTTTTCCCGGCATACTCGGCTTACAGCCGAATGTCGGTCGAAGGACCCTGCGATCCCTATGTAATAAGGGGAACGCAAGGCGTTGTGAAAAAGTCCCTGTACACGAATGCGCGTGGGGTCTTTATCCCGTGACGCATATAACGTAAGGGTTAACCACCCTGAA